GGGAGGGGGAGGAGGAGATCGCCGCTTTCGCCCCGAAACTTGGGTTATTCGAGGTGCAGGCTTCCATGGCCGCGCTCGCGGCGCTGGCGGAAAGCCGGGGGCGGCTGCTGCGCTTCGGCCATTTCGCGGGCGTGGATGGCGGCGATTTCCTCGGCGCTCGGCTGGAAGCCTCCGGTATCGCCCGAAGCGCCTTGCTGCTCGATCTGGCGCAGCTGGGCGTCGTCCGGGTCGGTGATCTCACCCGTTTCCTGATCCACTGTGCCGGCCGCGTAGTGCGCGTCGTCTGGGACGATGGCGAATTCACCGTCCTGGATGTCGAGGTGCTGGTCCTTGCCGCCTTCGGCCATACCATCGAGTGCGGCTGCGGTCTGGAACTCGATCGAGAGCGGCAGGTACTTGGCCAGGCGGCGAATCACCGTCTTGCGGCCCATTTCGGTGAAGTGAGCACCCCAGGGATGACCGTCCTGCTTCTTGTATTTCACGGCCTGCTGATAACCCTGCGATGCGTCGCGGATTTCATGAATCTGCTTCAGGCTCATGAACTCGAAGCAATGGCCGCCGTCCTTGAGCTTGGCAACGGAATAGAAGCCGAGGATTTCTCCGCGGTCGCCCAGCGACGGCACATGGACCAGCTTCTCTTCGAGGCCATAGACCAGTTCGAACTTGTCGTTCTCGCACACCTCGTGGGCGGCGATGCTGACGATCTGGCCGGAGCGGCGCGCGAGGTCGATCAGGCCCTTGTAGCCGATGATGACCTGCACCGAGTTGACCCAGCGCTCGTTGCCGTTGGCGTCCTTGCGCTTCGTGTTGAAAGGGACGAGGTAGGCATGGCCGAGAATGGTGTTCGGCTCCAACCCCATCTGAGCGCATTGGCCGATGGCGCCAACCAAGCTGGCGACATCGCACTTGGCAAGCGCCGGGGTGGTGGTGGCCGCGATCTGGGCGACCTTCAGCAGGCGGTCGGCGTTCAGATGCTTCGGCAGCATCTTGGCGATTTCGCCCTGCTTGGTCTTCAGCAGGTAGGCGATCTGCTCCTTGGGCTTCATGTCGGACAACTTGTCCGGCGGTTCGCCACCGGTTGCTGCGGCTTTCAGTGCTTGGCTGCTCATGTGATTTCTCCTTGAGTGCGTGGTGATTACTTGACGATAAACGGCCTGGAGCCTGGTTTCGTGGTGGTGAAACTGGCGCAGTGTCTGGCTGTCGGGCCAAGGTCGAGGTAAGCGGCCTTCCAGTCGGTCGTGGCGCTATCTTTGTTGTTCTTCCATGTGGCCAGCGGCTTGCCGCGATACAGCAGGGTGGCGGCGGTGCCCATACGCGCCTTGATCTTGGTCGCCAGCAACTCAATGTGGCCGTCCAGGGCCTTGGCGTCGGCCTTCATGTCCTTGAGTTGCTGGCACAGAAGGGCCAGCTCGTCGTCAGCTTCGATAGCGGTGCCGCCATCGCGCTGATAGAGCCACTTCACGTCGACGGGGTCGGTCGGCTCTGGTGGATTGCGGTTCTGGATGCGTTGCCAAAACTCGATCTCCTGGGTGCGAATGCCAGCAATCGTTTCGTCGTCGCGTTCCAGGAAGTGGATGCGCAGGTCGTCGGCGCCGATCAGCGCGGCAACGATGGCGCGGCGGCGCGGCTTGATCATCAGGCCGTGCATCACCTGGGCGGCGTAGTAGATGGGGATTTCGTCGGTGCCTTCCTCGCCCCAGTCCTTGGCGGCGAACGGATGCACGGTCTTCATTTCCCCATTCACTTCCTCGCCGTCGATCAGCAGCTCGAGGTCGAGTTCGCAGGCGAGGAAGGGAAACTCGGGATCCTGATAGCGCTCGTTGCGCGCGATGATCTCGACGCCGTGGCCACGCTCGCGCAGTTCATCGACCAGCATTTCGACGACGATCGGCTCCCAGCGGTGTCCGCGGTCGAGAATCTTCTGCTTGGCCGGGGTGATTTCCTCGACGAATTCGCCGATCTTTTCCTGGTACAGTTGGAATGGTGTTTTCCACTTCGAAACACCAAGGATCGCGGCGGCGTCACTGCTGCCGATGTACTTTTGACGGTCGAACTTGCCGACTGGGGTTGGTGCATTCATCATGCTTCCTCCGTGATGTTGGTGATGGCGTAGTGCGCGAATGGCGTCAATGACACTTCGTTCCTTGCGCGAGTGGCAGCGTCGAGCCGGTCATGTGCCACAACGCGCATGGTGTACACCTGGCCGTACTCGACGGCAGTCGATTTCGGTAGACAGACGGGCTTCATGGTGACAGCGTAGATAGGCATCAGGCGGCTTCCTTGGGTAAGCTGACGGCATCCGTTGGCGGATTTTTCGGCGGGTTTGGCAGAGCGCCAAGGCCAAGAGCGCACTTCGCAATCTCCCGGCATTCGTTGTAGCTGGCAGCCTCGAAGACGATGCGATGCAGCGCTGCGCTCATCCTGTTGCGGTCGTCGACCAGGTCGGCGATGATGGTATTCGGCGAGGTCATTTCATCCGGCCGATGAAAACGCAGCGTTCTGGCCTTCCTGCGCGGGTTGTTTCGGGCAGAGATCGCCGAAGAGCTTGCGCTGGTCAGGTGCCATTTTATCGCAGCGCATCATCATTCGCAGCGCATCATCATCATTCCATCGAGCAACTTGTTGGCCTTGTCGTGCCTATCGGCCGCACGGAACTGTTCCCACAACAAACGCAGTTCGCAGATTTCGTCCTCGGTGAAAAACCCAAGTAGCCCACCCCACCCGCTGCCGCTTGCGCCAGCATTGATGCCGTTGCGGCAGCTTGTGCTGGTCAGAGGCGCCGTGGTCGACACGTCTGGCACCATGCGCCCGGCGATGCCGGAACCCGTACCGACGTTGCTGACGATGACCTGGCCGCCAGTGGCCGTTGCAGAACCGCCAGACGCTTGGGCGCTGCCGCCATGGCCTCCGGCTCCGCCCGCTCCGCCAAGCGCACTGACGCCAGACACAGACCCGCCAGCAGCGGACGAGTAGGACGCGGCGGAGGACAAGGATGCCGCGCTGGCCGACGATGTTGCAGATGTGCTCTGCCTGGCTGGCTTCGATGACTTCTCTTGCTTTGACGGCTTGTCCGGGCGCTTTCCGTGGTTTTCGTGGCCGATGTAGCCTTCGGTGGCTGACGCGGCGGCAGAAGCCAGAAGGATTGCAAAAATTGCAGCGATCTTTTTCATTTCTATTTCCCTTGTGGTTTGTGGTTTTGAATTACTTCAACTCGCGTTCAGCGCGAGCCTGTTGCACCTTGCCGTAGCCGATGTCCTCGGCTGTATCGGCGAAGTCGGATTCGTGGCGCCGGTATTCGGCGTGGCAGCCCCAGCACATGCCGTCGCGGTACGCCTTGTATTTGCCGCAGGCACAGCAGA